TCGGCCTGAGCTACCTGAAGCGGTCGAATCTTCGGCTCATAGCGCGCCCATACCACCCCACGCCCAGGCAGTAGATAGTCAATGACGCAGTTCTCAGTAGCTACATGGAACTTGCCGCATTCCAGCTGGTAAGCAATGGCTCGCTCAAGCACCTCAGATGCCCAGCGCCCGACAGGGTCTTTATCCTTGTATCGGCGCTCAACAATAGGTACGGGGCACTTAGCATAGACAGCGGGAGCGAGTGTCTGGGTATTGGACCAAAGAATGTTGTACTTGGTCGTATAGCTATTGACTGCCGATTCAGACCGGTCATCAAGATAACGTTTGACAATGCGCTCGCCGCGCGCCCTGAACGTCTGGGATTTTTGAGTGTAAAGCTCAATCTCACGACTGTAAGTCGCTTGCAGTTCGTCAAATGGCTTGTCTGACTTCTTCTTCGGTGCCATGTCTATCCTGACGTCATCACGACGTTAACGAACCGGCTAATTGCTGTGAATCATACTCATATTCGCGACGCACCGCTAGACCTGTTGGAATAAAGGCCCTGTAGGTCAAACACCTCTTCCGCGCGCGTCTCAGACAAGAACCGTGGTCGTTCAGCATAGGTCTGAGGCTTCGTTTTCCACAGTTTGTCCACCATTCGACCGGCTAATCCGCAAACGTCCACCTTGTCGTCATGGGCGGCAACGGGGAACTTGCATAGCTGTTGGATAACGCGCTCTGCCCAGACTGCGTCACGAGGAAACCGGACGCGACCCATAGATGCCATCGCACGAAAGCTCGCAACCTTAGCGACCTTGTCCCCAATATGGGGAAGGAGTTCGACGGCCACGACGTGACCAGTCCCTCTCGTGGCTCGCTCCATGACAACGCGGTCGCGCCATGGCTGGACGGCGTTTTCATCCTTGCCAGTCTCACCAGCCCAGACCACGGGTTGCCACCGGTCAGAGAGGTCACAGAACTTGAACACGCCTTCGTCGGTCTTGATCTGGCCGCCGTCCCAGTCAAGCGCCCATAGATAGCCGTCATCGCACAACCCCCAAACACCATGCTCGGTGTAGTCCGCCGTGGTCTTCTCGGTTACCGCCCAATCGCTAGACCCAAAGATGTGCATGCGCTCAGGCTTAGGCAGCTGGCGCTGATCATAGCGGTGATTGTCGAACCATGGCCGTTCGAATTGGCCACCTGTATCAGCCGTAGGGCGCTGCTGGAACAACGCAGACCACGTCCGTTGGGCTTGTGGGTTGGGGTTGTTCTCAAACGTCCGCCAGTGATCAGCCGTAAACCACTCTGGCCACATGTATTCGCCAATCTCACGCCCTAATGGATCGTCAGTGCGTTCACATTTGGCTGCAATGTTGAGGACTTCCCAAGTTCGTCCGTCTCGACAATCCACCAGGCCAGACCGGCCATCGTAATCGGCTGGAAGGATACGCCCGGATAGATCGTCTTCGTGCCACCGCGTTTGGATGATAATGACAGACGCGCCAGGCTTGAGACGCGTGCATAGATCGTCAAGGTACGCATCCCACGTCTTGTTGCGCATCGTCTCAGAATCAGCTTCTTCACGGCCAGCCACCGGATCGTCAATGATGAGAAGGTCAGCACGAGTACCCGTCACGGCACCTAAGATCCCGGTAGCCATGAACTCAGCTTCGTTGGTAAGTCCCCATGTCGCAGCAGCCTCCATACCCTTGGGTATCGATGCCTTCATAGCCGAAACGAACTTAGGGCTACGGCATATCTGGCGAGCGCGCTTGGACTGCTTCTCGGCGATGTTCTGGGCGTAGCTTGCCAAGATCACGCGGTAGCCAGGGAACGTGCCACAGGCCCAGCTAGGGGCGACTACAGATGCATAGGAGGATTTGGCCGAGCCAGGTGGTGCGAAGATCATCAGCCGCCCATTGGGCTGGCGGATCGTATCCTCGACCTTTTGGAGAATGACCTTGTGGTGGAAGGCTAGCGGCGACTCGACGGGATTGAACAGCCACGCCTCGGTTTCATCGCCAATGGGGCGGCCTGGAACATCTACGGCCTGGGCAAAGCCAACCAACGTCTTGCAGGATCGACGTCGGAGAAGCTCGCGGGCAGCTTCTTGGCGAGAAATCATACCAATTCCAGATAGGCACCCGAGAATCTTGGCATATTGGTCTTGTTGTCACCCAATATAAGCAATACCACTTACTTACCACCCGCAATCGATGCTAGATCGTCATCTGACATTTCGGAGGCCTGGACCTTAATGGGACCGCCATCTAGGCCAGTGTGCTCAACACGTCCAAGCTTAGGTGCGGCGAACTCTGCCAGCCTAGCCAGCTTATCTAGCGCCTTATCTGGATCGGTAGCCGCCACCTGTGTAAGCCACAGAGAGACGTTTTCAGCGTTGTCCTCAAGGAGCTTACGTACGGTATCCCTGAACTCTCTGGTCGTCTTGTTGACCGATCCAGGAGCCCTTCCGCCTGTTTTTGGCTGACCTTTGCCGGCCATATCTGTATCACTCTGTTAAAGACTCGTCCACACTCTACTTTGGCTTATTACCCGGGTCAAATGGTGTGAGCTGGCACCATACATCGCCGTCCCATTGTTCAAAGACCATTTCAGCCATGGGCAAATCATTAACGCCATCAAACCACACGATCCCAACAAGTTTCGAGAACGATGGATGAATCCGTTTCACGATCCTAAGCTCTCCCACATAGCGCCCATCGTTCATTTCTTGTCCTCAGCTTGATCTTCATGCTGCAACACAATCTTTGCCCCACAGAACTGCGCCTTCCACCGTTCAGCAAACTCAGTAGGGATCGTCTCTCTGGTCACCACCTTAACGCCGCTCACATAGTGCTCAAAGATGCTGTACACGGCCATCTCGGTCTTTAGCTGGCGGATGAGCATGGTCATAGCTCGTAAGTGACGTAAGCAGACAGGACGTTGCGCCACAGTGGCGGGTTGTCGTACTTGAACGTGACAGGCTTCATCAGGTATTCGTCTATCGAAGCCGTCCATTTACCTGCTTTGACAGATAATCCGATGATGCCACCAACCCTGATACGCCTGTCAGCTTGGTGTACGCCGTCAATCGGGTTGGGGTACTCGAAGCTACGCCAGCCGTAGACGGTCTCTTTCCAGGCGTTTCGGTAGACCAGCAACCCAACATCAGGCGAAATGTCATAGCTACCAACGGAAAACCACCGATTGACCTTAAGCTGAATCCCTTGGACATCACCGTACCCGTTGAACTTCCCCGGAGGCAGCGGATATCCAATATTGATCTGTACATGCTTGCCAGCGTCGTAGTTATCATCGGCAGTACACCAGCACCCAGCAGATGATTTACCGAAGTTCACGTAATCCGCATGCCACTGCCAATCGTCGTTGATGTGGCCCGTAACGCCTATTAGGCCAAACCTTCCCGACGTGTCCAGATGGTGCGGCATGCCCATCTGATACCAAATACCATCCCCATAGGTTCGATAGGCTGACTCGCCCATCCCAACCTCCATGTGCCAGTCCGTGGCATGTGCAGCACTTACTCCGAGCAAACCAAGAAGCACTAGGGCTTTCATGGTCGTTCCTCAATGAACTAGGTGGCTTGCATTGTCACACTTTGATTAGCCGTGTCATTAGGCCATAAAGCCTATATCGTATGGCCAGCCACCAAGGATTCGAACCCTGATTCACGGATTTGGAGTCCGTTGTCCTGCCAGATTGGACGAGTGACTGATTTGGATGGCATGGCCGGATGCGATCCCGGCACGGCGGAGTTGATAAGTCTTCCTACCGCAGGCTCTGGCGTCCTCGCGTATCGCCTACGCATTCATGCCATTAGGGATTCGGCTGGGAGCAAGGCGCTACCCTTCAACTGATTATGCCGACCGAGCTTTGATCGGAAACCAACCGAATCTCTAATAGCCAGAACAATTTCATCTTACCACGTTAGCCGGGCTTAGCAAGTAGGAACTACCACCATAGCACCAGGAATTAGCGTATAGGCCACGCGTACGTATTCATCGGGGTTGAGTTCCATATAGGTCCCCGTTCCGATGAAGTAGTACGTCACGTTATCCCTAGAGAATCCCACGGCGCTAAGCAAGCCGCCGTTGATCATGACCCTGACTTTATAGGGGAAAGGGTTCTGCCATGTGAAGGGACTCGCCCCAATGGAAATCGTTGTGGCTGGCTGGTTCAGGGGATTAGGTGCGCCGTTATATGACATACCACTGCACCCCGTCCGACTGTAGGAACACATACTGCCACTGGGCCGCAAGAATGCTGGTATTGGACCCATCAATAAGCTCCGAACCGTTGCCCTTCGCCGTTACCGTATTGGCCGAGCTGTCTTTCTTCTTGACGCCTAAGATACGTCCAGTGCTGGCGGCGGCAAACGGAAGCGTGACAATGATTGCGGAAGCCGTTGCATCAGCTACCAGCGTGCAATCGGTCGCTAGATAGCCCTGAGACGTGCTGATATTGCGAATGCCAGCACCGATAGCGTTACCGTTGCCGGAGACGAACCCGGGCGACATGGAAGCCGGAGAGCGCAACATGGGTCATTGTCCTTCACCCGGAGTCACGTACACGTTCCCCGTGCCAGCTCCCGTGCCAATGATGGCGACGGTATCAATAGGGAAGCCCTTGCTGAATACCTCAGTAGCGCCAGAAAGTATTACAGCATCACCAGGCGTGCCAGGAACCGGCAGCAATGCGGTAACTGAGTCTCGGCCAGCAAGCCCGAAGCGGACAGCGATATCTACGGACGATTTGTTAGCAATGCGAACCACATTGGCGTTGGTGCCAGCGGTGTTAAACGTAAGAGTTGCGCTAGCAGCGCCCGGCACAATGGCCTGGGTAGCGCCTTGAACTTGACCAAACGGCTGAACGTTCATCACCGCTCCTTGCGATGGGGTTGAGCCATTCTACGGGGTTTTCACGTACTTTCAATTGGCGGAAGATGAAGGAGTCGAACCCTTTGCCGTGAGGCAACCCTGGTTTTCAAGACCAGTTACCAGCCAACCTAGTGGCATCTTCCAAAGATCATTCAGGTGGCTGGATCGGGCCTTCCCACTGCTCACGGCCTGTAAGCTGAATCGGGCCATAGACAACAAGGGCAGGCCTAACCAGCGCGCACCCCGGCACGAGCCATTCCACCACATTGACGATGACAGGATCGCTATCGTCCGACTTCATCCAATACTGACCAGCCTGCGTAGGAACGTCCGTGGTCCACGTCATTGGCTTTCCTTATGGAACCTAGCCTCAAACGCATCGACGGCCTTGTGGGCCCATTCAATGGCCTCATTGACGTCTTTCCCAATGCCAAGCGCATGCGCCATGACCTTTTCCCACATGGACATCCGTCCCTCTTCGGTTTCCTGAAGCGTCATAAGATTTACCTGATGGCCTGAATAAGACTGATAACGAGAGAAGCGCCCAGAATGTACCAAACGGCCATGGTCGTGCCCTTCCGATGCTGCTGCTTGTAGGCGGCCTTCCATAGCTTGGAAAACTCGGCCTGTGACAGCTCGTCGCCCGATTTGACAGCCTTCTCATACCGCTCGATGGCGTTCATTCGATCCGCTCCGATTCACTTTCAACCTGTGACAAGATCGAGCGATTAATCGCCTCAGTCTTGGTCTTCGCCCATCCCTGAATGACCATCGCACCAAGGACCTTTGATGCCTCAGGGCTGATGATGAGGTCGATCCTCTCGCCACGACCTTCGCGGATGCGCTTAGCTCTGGACTTTGCGACGGCCTTTGTGTTCATGCGTCCATGTTAGCCGTGCTACCTTCCTTTTGCAAGCAGTTTGTTGGCTACGGCCTTGATATGGGCAGCAGCGGCAGGGCTAAGGTTCCCCTTCTCTTCCTGCTGAGTGGCTCGCGCCTTTGCATTCGCAGCATGGGCCCGATTTGTGATCGGGTACGTGCGGTCAGGACCAGCGAACTTGGAATCTGGAAGATTGTTGCGAGACTTCGTGGTTAGATCAGCCATACACCCTCCAAAGTAAAACGCCGCTGCGCTTCACAGCGGGGCGGCGTCTGGGATTCGACTAGGGCTTGTACGGGATGACACGGGGGCGTCGAACCGCTCGTGGCTTAGATTGCCAAGGGATCGCGATGCTGTCAAGGCCTCACACCCCAATGAAATGAAAGGTAAGTGACATAGACGAATATGGTAGCGACGATCACCGTCAAGCAAATGAAGATCACGTCGCCGTGCCTATCAATGATTCGATCTAGCCAGTTCATGATTTCTCCTATTCCAAGCATCTATACATTTTTGGATACTGTTGGGCTCATACTCGTCAATGTAGCATCCGCAAAATTGACAGCCACAAGCACTGCTTCCGAACTCATTCCCCGAGCCCGGTTGCCAGATTGCAGGCTCTCCGCAGAACGGGCATTCTCTTAATCTTTCATCGGGTCCGTACACTTTCCCTCCATTTCGCCACCAGGGCGATCACGTCGTCTTGCGTGGACACCAGCGCCACAGGCTCGCCTCGCCAGTCACGATTGAAGGCTGTCTGATTGGCATTGAACCCTGCGCGTCCGTAGGCCGTTTCCTGAGACTTATATTCGCAAAAATGATTTACGCCGATACATCCCACCACCGCGTCGGGCCACCCAGGAATGCCCGTGTCAGGCATATCTACCACGCTACACCCAAGCTGCCTGAAAAGCTCAGAGAGCGCCTTGTGGTTGCCGTCACGCCTGCCTCTCCGCATGTCAGTCGATTAGGCCGCGCGATTTGGCGAAATGGGTAAGCGCTCGCACTAACGGCGACGTTCCACACCCATAATGGAGCCAGTATGCCGTTGCCGCCTCTTGCCATTCTTTATCAGTCACCGGCCCGCGCTTGATCTCTTTGCTAGACCAGTGCGGCGGAGTGAAAACCACGCTCCTTTCCTCCACCAACTTCGCCACATTCCCCGAAAGCTCTTGGATGGCTTGGGTTAGGGAGGCGAGTTCGTTGGCCATGCGTTCCTTCAATTGGTTATCTACCGATGGAAGTTGAACCCACTGGTCAGATTGAATGCCACCACTCCTAACTCCGGCTCGACCATCTCCGAAATCAGCGAAACATTCACCACAGCTCATCGCCATCTCAACCCCATGCACACACTTCATTCTGTTTTCTCCATTTGGTTCAACATGATCAACCATCCAGTGCGATGCACCCATCGCGTGGCTTCCTGTGCGGAGCCCGAAGCAAATCTGACATCCACATTTCATGTTGAATTTCACAACACCCCCATAGTCTCCAAAGCCCATTCACGGCCTTCGGGTGTTAGTTCAAAGCGATAGGATGACTTGCCGCCAGCATGAGGCCTGCGGCTGGTTCCGCAAATCCTCAACAGCCGATGCTTTGCTAATTCGCGCGACCGGTAGTCAATCGAGTGACGAGGCTCACTCAGCATCAACGCCATTTCACTGATCGTGGCGCTTCCAATAACCAGGGCACGAAGGATGCGGTACTCAAGGGATATCGGGTTCATGACTAATCCCATTCTTCACATGAAGCCGTGTCATCAAAACTTTCGGCCAAGGCGATTTTCTGTTCCTTGGTGAAAGTAGGCCACAGTTCCTTGATTCGGCCTGAGGCGTAATTACGCCAGTCATGAACTCTCCCAGCTTCTTCCCACTTCGGATTTTCGATCTCTTCCGGATTAACGTACATGGTCGCCTCCAAACTTGTAATGCCCTATCAAACCTCACGCCGCTGTCTTAGACAATCGGCCAAAGGATATAGGCCGTTACAGGCGCTCTTCGACCAAGCGCGCATAGCCTTGGATGTCATGCCAGTTGTCGGCATAGTTCGGATCGCCATTGAGAATCCGTGCGATCTTGTCAGCGATCACCGACAACGCTTGGCGCTGATGTGGATTAAGTCGCTTCCATCCATCCGCCAACCTCATCACGTCCTGAAGGTCTTGGGCGATAAGGGCGTGCTCGCGAAAGTCACCGTAACGGCTACCGCGCTCTTCCAGCGTCTTTTTGAGTTCCATACCTAATCCTTCACGATAGTGCAACTGTCGTCGCGTGTTTTCTTGCGCTCGTTTTCTTCTTTGATCGCTTGCTGTGCTTCGGCCACTTGCATCTGAGTCAAGCCACGGCGCTCTAGGTGATCGAAGTATCCGCGCTGGCAGGCGAAACCATGAATTGCTCCGTCCGATGTTCGGATCACGATGTCGGCCTTACCATGGCTACCACACCGGCACATGGCGAGTTCGCAGTGATCGGGCACGCGGATCGGCTCTACCTCTTCTGGCCTATTCCTACGCGGCTTGGGATTGAGATAGTCCCTAAGATTCTCACGCGTCATCGTGTTTCCTCTTCCAGCCAAGCGCGTCCCATTGCGCCGCAACAATGCGTTGCCTGCGCTCTCGTTCGGCCTTTTCCTGTTCAGGCGTTAGTTCTGGCTTAGGAAGCGCTTGGAAATACTCGCGCTTGACCGGAATTTCGGGTAGCGCATCAAGGAACTGCCGGGGCTTAGGCCAGTCAACACAGTTAACGGCCAGCGACACAAACGCCTGCTCAATCCTTGGCAAATCCCTTTCTTCGTCCCAGCGCTCAACCGCCATCAGGGCTTCCATCCAAGCCATCAGGGTCCCACTCAACGTCTCCACGGGAGGCTGAAAGTTCAAATGGAGCAGGGCCAGTTTCTGGAAGCCCCGGGCGATAGCTGATCGCAACCAAATCGGGTAATTCGTCTGTTGGTTCACGAGTGAATCCCTCAAGAATTTGTAGGCGTTGCGCAGTATTGGAGAGCGGTTTTGCGGGCAGTGAACGAGGGCCTGATTCCAGCTCATCCGACCATCGCTGACCGTTCAGCCAGCTAGAGGCATGCGGAAGAAATTCTTTCTCAGTTCCCCGCGAATGCCATAGCCGAACATGCTTGGGCAGCGCATCAATGGCCATCTGCACCTGAGAGGCTGTGAGCTTCCCGAAAGCCCGCATAGCCGCCGCCATTCCCACCTTGCGCGGGTAAAGCTGCCAGAACGACTCAAACCCTTCGGGGACAGGCTTAACTTTCCTGCCCCCTGAGGGGGGAGGGGGGGTGTTAGCTCTTTCTTGGTTATTGGTTACTGGTTTATGGTTACTGGTTAGTAAAGCGTCCGTAATTCGATCGCTATACGAACGTATCGAATCCGTATCTATAGAAGGCGCTTGCGGGCTTACAGCCGTATGACGGTCGCCTGCTTTGCGGGCCTTTTCCCACCGCGCATTCACGCTCTCTTGGGCCTTCGTTCGCTTGTCGTGGTACTTATCGAGCTGTTCCTCAGCGTCCTTATGGCGCCATCCAACGTCGCATAGTTGGAACAAGTCTTCCAGCACCACCAGAACATCGGTTTTGTCCTGATCGCTTACCGCACGGACACGTCGATATATCGTCGGAAGCTCCAACGGAAGGACGTTCTCGGAATCGAAGTACAGGCACAGAAGGCGCATGTAGAAGCCTTCCTGGGATGCCGTGAGATGGTGTGCGGCCTTGAGGTGGTCGCCGATATTGAGGCTGAAGTACTTCACGGGTAAATCCCCTAAGCGGTTGACTGCTGTGGTAGCAGTCCCACAGGGGTAGGTCATTGCGACCGAGTTGGGTCACAACAGCCAACCGCTTAGGAGACTTCTACCCCTGTTTTATTACCCGGCTGCTACCCCGGTCAGGCCTAAGCCTGCACTGCCATTTTGCTCCTAGTCGTAGCCTTACGTCCACAACTTTCTACTGACAGTATTCCACCCACAGCCAAGCCGTTGCCGGCCACAGCGCTGCGGTGATTAGGTTGAAGCGCCACCCCTTGACCTTGTAGTGACGGTCCATGAGGGCGCATAGGGTGAACCAGGCTAGGGCTATGGCGAGGGAGGCGGGGAGCATGGGCGAGCTTCCATGGTATTGCGCCATCCGCCTTCGGATTTTAGGGCCAGTAGATACCTTCCAGCACTAATGCCCCAAGTAGCGATTCGCTGAACTGGCTTAAACTCATACCAATACCAATCGCCGTTATCGTCCATTGCTAGGTATTGCGCGAAATCCGGTGCCTCATCCCAACTAGGCTTCATCACTCTTCTCCTTGTAGTTCCAAGCGGCTTGCCAGCCAACCCAAGCTTCATGAGTTCGCCAATAGGCATATCCATCGCTCTCAGGAAGTTTTGTCAGTGCAAATCCCTCAGTAGGTGCCCACTTCTCAAACGCCTCGCGACACTCATTCATGGGGTGGCTCCTTTGGATCAGATGCAGCCGGATAGTCAAAGACGTTGATGTTCACCAAGTACAGATAGCCATGCTTAGCCATCTCAAGAACTAGCTGTAAGTCATCCGTTCGTACCGTAACGGCCTTGGCTTCATCCCTGAACGCCGTCTCAAACACGCGCCCATAGGCTTCTCGGTACTTATCGATCTGCGGCCATTCCACCTTCCACCTCCTTCTCAGCCATCTGCTGTGCCAACGAAGCCCGAATCTGGCGCGCAATGGCCTGATCCGTATCGCTTAGGTTGAATTCCAACGGGTCCAGGTCATCGGTTTTGGACGGCTTGCATAGGTTGATGATGTGTTTCATGCGTTCACCCATTTGTTGATCTTGTCGGCGATCCACAGGGACAACTTACTGACCACTAGGAGAAGGCTAAAAAAGCAGGTCAGAGGCCACAAAATGGCCATGACTATATTGGCCATGGCGCGGCGATGCCCGGTGTAATGGAAAAGGACATCGGCGAATGTGCACATCGACCAAAGCACTCCACAGATAACCAAATATTGAATAACCATGTTCATCTAAACGACTCCCTTTTAAGTGTCGCCATGCTGCCATTTCCCTAGGCTCCGCGCCATGTGCCATTGGATATAGGCCATCAGACATATGGTGTCGGATCGAGGTCGTGCGTACAGTTCATCCATCAACACGGAGAACGTTATGGACCGGGCAAAATACTACGCCGCACACTCCCTCATCCGCGCAAATTGGAAGTTCGGCTTCAAGATGCTGATCGAGCGTCAGGATGTGAAGTTGATGGAGCGCGTGTTCAATATGCGCATGCCGTCCCGTGACAAGCTCGAAACGCGACGAGATATGGCGGTTACCTTCGCGATGTATGGCGACCATGCACCGATTCCGCTGATCAATGAGAAGTTCGGACCGGTTCGTTCTATCGCTTACAAGGAAGCGCACGCATGAAATCCCCCATCGAACAGTACGCAGAGGTTGAGGCGATGAAGAAGGTAGATGTGCTGGCGGCGATGGATCGTGATCGCAATGCCGTTTTAGGCCACACCGATTACCATGAATCTGATCTCGTTAAGTCACGCGAAGCACGATCCATTGTGGCTGAGCTAATCGGAGCTATACGAGAGAATCGAGAGGTATGCCAGACGTTCGCAGAGGATGGTATGCCATCTAACTACTTCAAGTATGAAGCTTCGGAACGTCGTCTTAGCGATATCTTGGAGCGCATCGCATGAACCGCCTATCCGACATCTTTTGGCGCCATCACGGCTGGTTCGCCTGCGCGGGCTTCGTGGCTGGTTCGTTTTACATCATTTGGAGCGCGTTTCAGTGAATCTTTACCGGATTTCTCAGGACGAGAATAACGACTATGACACCTTCGATTCGGCGGTCGTGGCTGCTGAAAACGAGAATGATGCTAGGACAATCCATCCCCATGAGCATTTGGGGTGGGAGTCTGACGACACTTGGTGTGCTCGCGAAAAAGTGAAGGTTGAATTTCTTTGCGCGGGATATGCTGGCGCGCGCGGCGTGATCGTAGCCTCATTCAACGCGGGATGAATCATGTGCGCCATCGCTGACCTAATCGACATGACGCCAGAAGAAAAACTCGCAGCCGTTGAGCAACTCGCCAAGATGCTGCGGGTTGTTCCTATAACTACAGAAGGAGAGGTCTATGAACTTCGAATTCAGCATTGCAAAGACATCACCTAAGAGTTGGCAGGGATGTGAGCCGCCAACAGATGATGAGCGGCGCGCGGAGTGGCTGTATCGATACTATGCGGCAGGCCATCACCACTTAGATGACTCCGGTGTCATCGAACAGAACCATGCACAGAAGGAATCGTGATGACTAACGAGAAGTTTTGGGTTGTATGGCAACCCGATAGTGGTAATCCGACCCATCGCCATGCCTCCCGAGAAGATGCCCTGAAGGAAGCTGAGCGACTTGCCGAATGCGCATGGCCTAGAACTTTCTACGTATTGGAAGCTATTAGCAGCTCTCGTAAGGTCACCGTCCAGACTACGACTCTTGTCGAGTTTGACCACGATGAACTTCCTTTCTAAGCGGAGACTTTCGTGAACGATATCGTGAAACATCAGGAACAAGAGCAGCCAGCCACGATGCTTTCCATCATCGCCAGGGCGGCAAGTGATCCGAATACAGACATCGATAAGCTTGAGCGCCTCTTGGCGATGAAACGAGAGATGGACGCTGAGCAGGCAAAGCAGTCCTATAACCGAGCACTCAAGGCCGCACAGACAGAAATCGGCGTTGTCGGATTCAACAAATTCAACGGCCAGACGAAAAGTAGCTACGCCACTCTCGAAAAGATCGATGCAGCTGTTCGCCCGATCTATACCAAGCATGGCTTCTCGATAAGCTATGACACAGGCGATACGCCGTCCGAAGGCTTGATGCGCGTCCTTTGTATCGTCGCCCATCAGGACGGCCATGAGCGTACCTACAAGCTTGATGTCCCGAACGACGGGAAGGGCGCCAAGGGTGGGGACGTGATGACAAAGACGCACGCTACAGGAAGCGGATTGAGCTATGGCAAGCGTTACTTGCTAACCGCCGTTTTCAACATCCAGACGGGCGAGAATGACGACGACGGCAACAGCGCTGGTGGAACGACGTGCGTTTCTGACGAACAGGCCGAAACGATCCGTCAGATGCTACAAGACAATGATTTCGATATCCGCGGCTTCTGCGACTACTTCAAGGTAGATGCGATCACCTCCATTCCTGCCAATCGATATGACGGCGTGATCCGTGACATCAAGCAGAAGATCGCCGCCAAACATAGGAATAATTCCTAATGGAAGCAGCTCTGGAGATTTTCGACTGCGAACAGAACAGCGATGATTGGCGAGAGGCTCGCCGTGGCGTGGTGACAGCATCGAACTTCGCCTCCGTCTTAGCTAAAGGTGAAGGTAAGACCAGGGCCACCTACATGCGAAAGCTTGCCGGGGAAATCATCACTGGCGAGGTGATGCCGTCCTATTCCAATGCAGCCATGGAACGCGGACATGTCATGGAGCAGGAGGCTATCGATAAGTTCGCCTTCATCCACGGCTATCAGCCGCTTGAAGTTGGCTTTATGCGTCGCGGCCGGGTCGGTGCAAGCCCTGATCGTGTTGTGAATTGGGAAGAGGATGCTATTCACGCACTGATCGAGGCGAAATCGAAAGAACCCCATATCCTTATCGAGTGCCTTGAGAGGGGCAAGCTACCACCCGAGCATGTGGCTCAAACTCAGGGCCAACTGTGGGTTTCAGGGGTCGATGTTTGCCACTTCATCGCCTACTGGCCTGGGATGCCTCTGTTCCACGTCGAGGTCAAAGAGGATCGTTCCTACCATGATCGCCTAGCTAACGAATGTGGCGCGTTTGTGGAGGAACTAGACGCCATGGTCGAGCGAATCAGGAACTACCAGTGAACACGTTTAAGCTAAGCCGTGGCCCTGGGCGCGGGATCATCCTTTCTAACGTCTTGGCATTCATCACTCAGTTGCCGGAGTCAAAAGACTGGCAGATTGAGATAAAGCCATATGTTAAGCGCCGAAGCAATGACCAGAACCGCGCCTTGTGGGGTGTTGCCTATGCAACCCTATCCAAGACCACAGGAAACGATCCAGAGGACTTGCATACCTACTTCCTTGGTGAGTGGTCGGGGTGGGAAGTGATCGACGTTATGGGCCAGCACAAGCGTGTTCCTATGCGTCGAAGCTCCAAGCTCACGACAGCTGAATTCAGCGAGTTCTATGAGTTCATCCAGAGGCGCGCGGCTGAGGCTGGGTATAACGTTCCATCACCGGGTGAATATGATGGTTGACCGTCGTAAAGAGGCTCGCGGCAAGGAATGCCAGATAAGAATTCCGGGTCGTTGCAACTGGAATCCTGAAACCACAGTGTTATGCCACTACCGACTCGCTGGATATTGCGGAACTGGACTCAAGCCAGATGACGACTTAGCGGCTCACGGATGCAGCGGATGCCATGACTGTGTCGATGGCCGAACGCCTCCTCCTGATGGATGGACCCGAAACGATGTCCTCCTAGCTTTTTCCGAAGGCATCATGCGGACATGGATGGCACGTAAGAAAGCATAACTAAAGAGATAGGCCATCTGGCACATGTTCGACAACCCACAAATCAGGCAACCTAGCCACATGAACGAGACATTCAAAACCATGCCGCTTGATCGGATGTCGGACTATCTAGCCGACCTTTCCGACGAGCTGGTACAGCATGACCCTACGCTTAGCGCTATGGCGGCTATGCTGTCTAATGTCGCTAGGAAGCTTGACGAGTCTAAGGAGCCCCGATGATGGATGCGAAGAAGGTGGATTTGGTCAAGTTGGAAGTCATACGCATGCTTGACGACATCGGAGCACTTTCAATGGCTCGCCGACACGGCGGCCCTGATCCGATGGACCTTGCCGAACTAGACCGAGCACTTGGAATGGCTATCGATATGGCGCATGCCGCACGGGACATGCTGATCGAAGGAGAAAAGTCATGCTAAACGACGATTACCAAAGCATGGCGGCTAATGCCATTGCCCATGCGGCGACGATGGCCGGAAATGATTGGTCTTGCGCGGCAGCGGAAATGCAACGCCCCTGTGTCGTTTTCCGGCCGACTCTAAGCATAGACGGCAACAAGTGGTGCGCCTTGTACGGCAGTAATTTGCAGGACGGCGTAGCCGGGTTTGGTGATTCTCCATCCCTTGCCATGTACGCCTTCGATATCGCATGGAACAAAAAGATCACCGAGCAGGATAACCGCATCGGATCGCCCGCATGACCACCCAACCCCATGACCTGAAGAAGCTGCGGGAAGTGACCGCTAGTTTGCCTGATGAGGCGTCGGTGAATGTACATATTGCGAAGCTTGATGAATTGATTGGTCCGCTTGGTTACTGCTCATTTGAGCAGGCGCATGCGTGGGCTGTGTTGAAGTTCCAAATCTCTCAACTTCTTGCAGCCAATCCTTCCGCCCTACTCGACGCCTACGAGGCCAGCGCTAGGGATGCGGAGCGTTATAGGTGGATTCGCAATACCGATGACGGGTCGGTCGAGAGCGCAGTCATCTACTGCTCCTTTGGTGAACCTTACCTATTTTTAGGCGAAAGACTTGATGCGCAAGTTGATGCAGCCCGCCACGCCACTCAGGGAGACTGATATGAGCTATTGCCCCGTGGATCGTGAGCCATGTTGCGATGATCTTTGCCGTGGTGGCGGGTGCATGAGAAATCATGGCGAGGAAATGCTGGACAAGTGCACCGTGTGCGGAAAATTCAGCAACGGCGACACGATCTTTTGCGATTGCGACGAAGACTACGCCTATCCCGATGACGCGCCAGATTGGAGTAATGACTGACATGACCGACGAGACGAAGGGTGATGGGATGACGCTTGAGAAGGACGCTGGAAAAGCAGCCCGTCAAATTCGAGGCTCGATCATTCGACGCCTTGAGCTATTTCATCAGGATTTTCCGCAGCATTGGTGCGGATATCTTGATGACGCTTTAGGGGCAGCAGAAGTGATTGAGCAATCGCTGCTGAGCCTAGCCGCCCAATCCGCGAAGATTGATGTGTCGCCAGATTTCCCGCTTGGCGCAATTGAGAATGGCCGTGTATTTGCAGATCGCTTGGAACAAACGGACCTAAGCTGCGTCGCTGGCGACTTGCACCTGTGCGTGGATTGGCACGAATTCAGGCGATGCTTTGAGTACATGGCCGAATGGTGCATGGGTCAAGCCGCCCAATCCGCGATGCGTGTGGATGAGGCGTCATCTAAACGAGAACGGTGGGTAAATAGCCTTATCGCGCAGGTCCGTCGAATCGATAAAGAAGCATGGGCCATCGGAACATCCAATATCTCTATTGAGGCCCTTCGTGGTCTAAGCCAAACCTTAGAGATGGAGCCAATGACTACGTTGGGTGGGGTGTGATGGAGTTACACGTTGTAGCTCTGTCTGGAGGTAAGGACTCCACGGCCATGGCGCTTCGGTTGGCCGAGATTGAGCCCCGCGACTACGTGTATGTGTGCACGCCAACGGGTAATGAGCTACCGGAAATGTTCGCGCACTGGCGCAATCTTGGCGAACTTCTAGGAAAGCCGATTATCCCAGTAATGGCCGCTTCACTCGATGGTCTTATCAAGAAGCAAAACGCGCTGCCCAATTGGCGCCAGCGTTGGTGCACCAGGATGTTGAAGATTGAGCCGTTCGCAGCTTGGCTGATGAATAAGGCAAATGAAGGATATGCAGTTACGAGTTACGTGGGTCTGCGCGCCGATGAAGAAGAACGCGAGGGTGGTGACTACACAAAGGTTCCAAACCAGACCACGCTTTTTCCCATGCGTGAATGGGGCTGGGGCCTATCAGATGTGGTCGATTATCTTGCTAGGCGTGGCGTGACCATTCCCAAGAGAACCGATTGCGCCGTGTGCTTCTATCAACAGTTGAACGAGTGGTGGGATTTGTGGAAGGACAACCCTGACGCATATGCAGAGGGTGAGCGATACGAGGAAATGACCGGCTTCACATTCCGTTCGCCAGGTCGAGACACATGGCCGGCAGCTCTAAAGGAACTACGCATCGCGTTCGAAGCCGGTCGTATTCCACGAGGCACTGAAACGAACCTCGATCTATTTGGCGCAATGAAGTGTCGAGTGTGTCGAATCTAACCCACCCCACCGCCTAACCATCGGAGAAAGTGAATGAAGACGTATAGCAAGTTGCAGGTGCTGGCGATGGCTGATGATTTGTCTAAGCGTTGGACGTTGGCCGACAACTCACAGGCAGCTGACATGCTGCGTGCCTTCGCCCATACGCTTGGCGAGCCGGTGGCTGTGCCTGATGAAGAACTTCCGGGCATAACCCGCTTAGCCCGAAGGAACAGAGTAAGTTGCCGAACTACAACTTTAGGATGATACCGCGATGAAATGGCTATTGAACAAATTGCAGGCGGTTTTGTTATTTGCTATCGGAGTCGTGGGGGCCATTCAATGCGCTTCCCATGGCGCCCCCAATATGTCATTCATGGTCTTTCTTGCATCTTGCTTCCTTACCTACGCAAGCATCGTGGTTAATGCTGACTAACAAGAACGCTCATCCCTAGAGCGTCCTGAAAGAGACTGCGGTGAGCGATGCGATCTTAAGCCCTCAATTCTGAGGGCTTCTTTTTATGTCAACGTCATAATTACCAGGGTAGTATCCGGATACCTAGGTAAAACACCGACCTAGCGGGACGCACCCCGCCAAGGCCGGCAAAGAAAAAGGCTCCCAAGCACGGGAGCCTTTACTTTTTCTTGGGCTTCGTCCAGCAACCTTGAGCCACACCGTTAAGATTGTGGGCGAGTATTTCCTTGGCTGTTTGATCGGTCAACACGTCACCATTCCCTACAAGGATCATTGACCATCCCTTGCACGGATCGACCTTAACGGGACCAGTCGTCGTGCAGCTGACCAGCAGCGGTATGAGGGTCAGCAGTAGCCACAGCCTGCGTAGGCGCTTGCGGTAGGTTTTGAACCGTCGTGTCAACTTCATGGCGAACCTCTACGACCTGTTGGACTTGCTCGGCTTCCTGGATCTTCTGGGTGGCTTCGTCTACCTTGGCTTGGTTAGATTCCTTACCCTTGGAGCGACCCTCAAGGAATATCGCTAAGACGGCAGCAGCTAGCGCTCCGATAGCTACCACGTACTTCCAAATCTTGGCCCACAATATGGCAAGCATCAGTCTGTCTCCGGTCGGTCGAATATGGCCTTTTCGTCCTTACGGCGGTTTACCAGTCCAGCCATCACACGGCCAGCGGCTTTGTTCCACACCAAAAACTGAGCCGATGCGCCATAAATGTCTCGCCGCTTTAGGCACTTTAGAAGCGTCGAATTGCTCAGATTGCCGATACCAATATTGTAGGCTAGCGAGCACAGCGCGCCCTTCTGATTGTCATTTAGCGGAACGTCAAAACCGTCAATTGCGATGCCAATGGCGTCAATGCGACGCTGCAAATCAGCATCGGCTTGGGATTGCGTCCATTCGGTACCAGGACCGATATCAGGTCCTGTTGCGCCGAAACCGATGGTCCATGGAGCGCCGCCGGTAGCAGGGTCTGGATAGGCCTTTAGCTTGCAACCTTCCCAATGCGTAATCAGGCCGAAGGCAACTTGCCGCCAATCACACATCAGGTTTCGTCCTTTGGCGGTAGTGCTTTGCAGCAAGACCAACAGCCGCAAAGCCATACATCACATGCTTAGCGCTTGGCGGAAGGTCCGAATACCCTGTCCACCCAGCCAGAACGTTATAGAGGTCAGGGAACGGCGCGAGGATGACGAACACCCATGTAGACGCATGCTTCCAGACTGCCTTTACATCGGAAACGATCAGCTCGCGCCATGCCATGATCATTCCCCTGGCTGCGATTCTTCAGCCATCGTCATGGCCGCATTCGAAGAATCCAAATACCGCTGCGCATCTTCGGCATCACTAAAGCCAGAAGCGTGCACACATCCATGCCCATCCTCAATCCGATGGCCCTTCGCATCGGATACAACACGGAGCTTTGGGTTAATGATAATTACGGTACTCATCAGTTCACCTTTTCCTTTGCCTTCTCGGCGTCAATTTTCTGCTTAATCTCAGGAAGAATACGAAAGATTGACATGACGTAGTCGTCGTCCCTGTCCTGTTTCCTGCGCACCTCATTGATGTCGCCAGCCATCTTTGCCTGCTGAACGGCATCAGCTGCCTGCTTTCCATTCTGCGCGATATTCAATCCAGCGAGGAAAGCCACCATGATTAGGGCTACGAGAACGCCCCAACCACCAGCATTCACATTGATCGTCTGTGTGTTCTTGTTTCCAGCTGAGCTATACATAAGCTCAGCGACCTCACGTAGTTCTTTTACAGCCTCGGTGAACTCAGTCCCCTGTGCTGACATGGTTAGCTCCCTGATTCGTGCGTTGCCATGCTACGGCCCTCCATTCGCAGGCAGGCCTCAAATACTCGATCAAGTTTAGCTTTTACCTCATCCATGTCTTTATTGTTTGGATGATTGTTCGTCACGTGCTCACGAAGGTCTGAAATCTTTGCCCGCAGACTTATGATGGAGCCAACGGTCCACCCGACATAGGCAACAATAGTCGGGATCGACATGGTAATGAGTATTTTGATCCATTCATCACTCACGCGGCATTCCTCATGGACCGGTATAACTCAAGGTGATGCTGCATGAATTGCTCGTGACAACTACGAGTCCAGATGCCGTATCCGTGACTTGGCAGGTTGCCGTAGCTGTTGCAAGATCATTTGCACCGTTGACAGTTGCCTGAAACGTTGTGGCTGCTGCATTTGGAGTGGCCGCAGTTACCGTATTACCGACGCCCTGAACTAGCTGCCAGACGTAGGTATAGCTTCCCGAGCCATTGATAGGCGTCGTCGTGCAGGCATTCGATACGGCAGTTCCTGCGGTAGCTCTCGATCCAGAAACTCCGACAGGGCTAAGTGTGGCGCTAAGAAAACCAAAATTGACCCACGATGAGCCATTCCATCTCCTTGCCTGAGCAATGGCCGTCCATGCTGAACCATTCCACCGATTGTAGGTAGAAAAGGTCTGCCACGTTGCGCCCGTCCAGCGTGCGAATGTCATGTCAGAAGAACCATAGGTCACCCGTATTACGGGCTGTTGGTGTACCTGATTGGACAAAAATCGTTGGCTGATTTACTCCACCCGCTACAAAAACACCGGAAGTAGAGATATTCCCGCTCAGAGCATTGAAACTGCCATCATTGGCGAAACTTGCAAATTTAAAGCTTGCTGGATTTCCGAAGCGGACGCCCAAATTATTGCTACCAGCATCGTATACAAGTTGAGCACCGGGATAGTTAACCGCGCCGCCTGCATTGGTTATGGTAATTCCTGAATTGAAAAAAGCGGTGCCAGCTGTAGTTGTAGAGCTATTGAAGGTTACGGGGCCGCTAACCGTTCCGCCAGATAGAGGCAGATATGAGGCCGTATTGGCCACCACAAATGCCGTCGTAGCAATCTGGGTGCTGTTATTGCCTGGCGCAGCCGTTGGAGCAATGGGCGTCCCCGTGAACGATGGCGAATTGAGTGGGGCAAACCCGGAAATCTGCGCCATCGTCGCGTAATCGGATGGCGATACGCCAGCTGCCGCACCGGTATGTTTGAACCCGCTCATCGGGAGATTCGCGGTCGGCGTACCCTGGCCATCCCTCGTCAGGGCATTACCAAGACCGTTAGTACAGATATCGTTGGTATCCGCGTCCATGCGAGGCGCGGAGATGGGGATACTGTTGGTCGCGTCGTTGACCCATGAGTACCCACGAACGAAGACGCCATTACCGTTATAGGGCATGGTTGCAATTCCTATTAGCCGGGTTCATCATATGTCCAACCACGGGAGCGTCCTCATGATACATCTAGCCATTATCTTACTTTCGGCATACATCATATACATAGCCGCCACACTGTTCATCGGAGCGGTAGCAGTTATTGTCCACCAGTTCCGTAAGATTGAGCCGCCACAACTTCAGGCAGATTGGCTGCATTACCTACAAGAGCGCCGCGCTGCAAAAGATCAGGTAGGCGTTGTCGTGTATTTTTCGCGATATTCTGGAGTTGGTCGATACCGTCGGGAGAGGTGATGACTTGCGCAAGCTCCTTGCTGTTCTTAGCCAAGCGCATCTTATCCACGAATTCATTCAAAGCCGCCTTAGGCTTCGTGAGCTGAGAGAGCCCACCACCCGACAAATCAGTCATGGTTTGCTGATTTAGCGCCGTAGGACTCCCCTCGCCAAGACGTGTTCCCTGGGCCTTCATGCGGTCCAAGGCAATCGAAAGCCCGTCAGCCGCCTGATTTCCCGAAGCGCCACGAACCAGCGCCATGAGGTTATCTGCGCTCTGCTGATTACCGGCCATCGTCTGAGCAAATCGGGCGCCAGAGAACTGAGGCGTCTCACCTCGAATAAACTTGTTAGCCTCATCCCACGTGTTCTGAATATGCTGTCTCAGCATGTCAGGGATGGCCGAAGGATTGGTTTTCTTCAGCTCGTTGGCGGTATAGGCCAGCGTGTCCGGGTTGACGACGCCCGATGGATTTTCCGGGAACAACGTGTTCTTGACGGCGTTGAATGTCGTCTGAGGCGTCTTTTCTACGCCTACATCAGCCAATTGACCAACGGGGCTATTTTGAAGCGGCGAGACCTTATTTCGAGTTAAGGCGGCATACAACTTCTGTCCCTGATCGTAGGGTTTACTCGTACGCAATGCCTTCTGAAGATCAGAAGCGCCCGCATTGAGCATGGCCGACTGCTTAGTGCTCAATTGATTAGGGTCAAAAGTGCCTGGATTGGCCTGAGTGACCATTTCGTCATGCAGAGTATCCAAGCGCCCGACATTCGTTTCCGGGGCGCCTGAAACGCCTCCCATGAGCTGTCGAGCGCGCTGCATTAGCATCTGCCCAATCTTCGTATTCGGTCCTTGCTCCATGGCCGAATTGGCCAAGCTAGAGGCAATATCCGTGACTTGACCCGGGCTCAAGTTCTCCGTCTTGGCCATATCGTAGAAAGGCTTCACGGCCGCCGTACGAGCCGCCGCCTCTTGCTTGATTCGCTGCGCTGCCGCCTGCTGGACAAACTCACCAGTCCTCGACGGATCACGTACAGCCATATCGGGACTAATCTGGTCCGCTAGCTGAGCAATCTGTTGTGCATTAGCAGGTGTCCGCTGGGCCATATAGGGGCCAAGAACTTCACTACCGCCAGCAGTCCCTTCAAGCGTACGTTGAATCTTAGGTCCGGCTGTCGAGCCCGTAACATAAGACAAAGCTTCGGGTGCAGTGACCTGACCGGTGGCCGTAAGCCTACGAGCTTGATCGAGTTGTTCTGGCGTTGCATCACCAATGATTCGACTAGCGGTGGAGTTGATCGTAGGCCGAACAAGCTTAGGCAAGCCACCGGCAAAACCACCAGCCAACGTCCCGGCAATGGATGCCATAGGGCTGTCCGGGGCAATTTGATGAGCGGCCTCTTGGCCTGCGAAAGCGCCTATGGATGGAAGAATGGCCGACTTGATGGCATTTCCTTCACCTGTAGGGAGCAATCCGCCGCCACCGATGACATTACCGGTAAAGTTAAGCGCTCTTCCTTGAAGGTCTTTCGGCGCGTATTTGTCATCGATCAAGCCAGCATCATGCGCGGCATTTGAAAGGACGCTCAAATTTCCCGACTTAGTGCCGTAAACCCCTGCTTCGGGGTTATAGAAATTCCCCGGGATAGCTTGGTCGCCAAAAGAAGTGCCTACACGGCCGCCCGTTAGGTCATTGACTGACCCGGAGACGATGCCAGCACCAATGCGCCCCAAATTGTACAGATTCTTAGGAAAATCGATGACGGAATCGGCAAGCCCGGCAAGTCCTTGAACCGCTCCAGTATTTAACTGTCCAGCGCGGAACCGAAGATTATCAAGCATCGACGGCTCAGGTTTTACAGCTTCCGAGGTTGCAGCCATATTCTTCTGAGCGTAAGCAATCGCATCCTGCTCAGTGGTGCCTTCAGGAGCATTCACTTCATAGATATGACCATCCGGTCCGGTGACGTGAAAGACGGGCATTATTGAACCCTCTTTACGGACCAGCCCGCATTGTTGTTAGTCTGAACAGGAGCGCCAGGAGCAAGCGAAGTGGGAGCAGATACGCCCTGATCTGGATAGTTCGTATTGAACCAACTATTGAACTGGTTCAGGTCGCCGCCCTTGTTGCGGTAGTCGTTATAGACATTCTGACGCTGCAACAACCGCTGCTGCTTCATATTGTCGGTATTGATGATTGAATTGAGCGCATTCTCCGTCATGTTGGCCGAAGGATTCCAGTGCGGAAGGCTCATTAGATCGGCGTTCGTGATGCGATTTCCATACACCTGTTTAGCGGACTCAAGGGCCGCTTGCATGGCGTACTTCTCAAACTCCTGATTGTTCGTCGGATCAGGGCCGGTCCAGCCGACCGAATTCAGGAAGTTCTTGGCGTCCGTAATGTGGCCAGCAAGGGGGCCCTTGGTGATGTTTGGAACAAGGGCCATTAGTTTCTGATTGTTGGCGAGCTTGGCCTGGGCCGACTGCGCCTTATCATTGATGTCCTGCTCAAGATCGGCGATGTTCCCGGC